CCAAAGCATGAGGACGTCATCAGCGACCTCGGGCAAATCGTTATTTTGCGTGGTGTCCCGGGTATTGACCACCGCGAGAACACCGGCGGCGATGGTCACAAGCGTCACGGTGATGCCGCCTACGCGATTTTCCTGGCCTTCCTCGCCAGCAAGGAAGACTGCCGTCGCTACGAACTGCACCGCATCACCCCATCACAACAACGCCCCGAAGAGCGTGACGAGCGTCGCCAGGTACGTATCACCCGTGGGCTGAAGAATCAACGAGGGTTACTGTAATGTCGAAGAAGAGCAAGAAGAAGCCACCAGGCGCTAACCACAATCTGGTCCACCCCGCTAACGACAAGGCCGTCACGGTTAGCCAGGAAGCCTTACAGACCGAACAGACGCGGGCACGGGCCATGGGAGTGCGCCGCGCTCATCCGGGTATGAGCGTTGCCAGCTCGTTGACCCCGGCGCGACTCGCTAGTGTTTTGCGGCGCGCCGCCGAAGGGGATGCCAGGGACTATTTCATCCTGGCCGAAGAGATGGAGGAGCGCGATCTACACTATTCAAGCGTGCTGCGAACCCGCAAGCTGAAGGTGGCCGGTATCGTACCAACGGTGGAAGCGGCCAGCGATGAGGCCCGCGACATTGAACTGGCCGATGCGGTGCGCGCCCTAATGGAGCGCCCGCAAATCCCTGAACTGTTGTTCGACCTACTCGATGGCCTGGGTAAGGGGCTGGCAGTGGTTGAGATTTTGTGGGATACCAAGACCATCCCCTGGAAACCACGTGATTATTCATGGGTTGATCCGCGTTTTCTCAAGCCGGACACCGAGACCTTGCGCGAGGTGCGGGTGATTACCGAAGCGGAGCCGATCAACGGCGAGCCATTGGCCCCATACAAATACATCACCCATCAACCGCGCCTGAAGTCTGGGCTGCCGCTGCGCAATGGCCTGGCCCGCTTAGTGGCCGTCATGTACATGCTCAAGTCCTTCACAGTCCGTGACTGGTGGGCATTTGGTGAGAAGTTTGGTTTACCGATCACCGTGGGCAAGTACGGCAACAATGCCAGCAAAGAGGATATCCAGACGCTGGTCGATGCCATCTCCACGCTGGCATCGGATGCCGGGTGTGCAATCCCGCAGTCGATGCAGATAGATATGCAGGAGACAGCCAGCCGCCAGGGCGGCGGCGCGCTGTTCGAGAGCATGGCGAAATGGTGCGACGCCCAGACCAGCAAAGCCGTACTGGGCCAGACGATGACCACCGACGACGGCAGCAGTCAGAGCCAAGCCAACGTCCATAACGATGTGCGTATGGACATCGCCCGTTGGGATGCTCGCCAGTTGGGCGACACGCTCAACGAGTTCCTGGTGCGACCGTTCATCCTGCTGAACTATGGCGAGCAGGAAAACTATCCGCGTGTGCGCCTTCCGATCAACGAACCGGAGGATTTGAAATCTTTGGTCGATGCGCTGGTGCCGTTGCTCGATAGGGGTATGAAGGTGCAGATGTCGGAGGTGCGTGACAAGTTCGGGTTGTCAGAGCCTGAAGATGGCGCGGAAATCTTCCAGCCTGCCTCGATGGGAGCGAATTACACACCGCAACCCGTCGCTCTGAACAGGGAGCAGATCGCCCTTAACCGCCAGTCGGCACCGGATGAGATTGACAGACTTACTGACGAAGGTCTGCGTGACTGGCAGCGCGTAGGCACAGCGTTTACTAATCCGGTACTGGCGCTTGCCAGTGAGGCAACCAGCTACGAAGAGTTCATGGCTCGCCTGCCGGACCTGCAAGCCAGCCTCGGCGCTGGAGAGTTCGTTGACCAACTGGCACGGCTCTGTTTCCAGGCGCGGGCATTGGGGGATGTAAGCGATGCGGACTAAGCGAGTACGCCGTGAACGCCTTTGTTTTCAGCGTGCGTTCATGTCGGTGAAACACCACTCATACTGGTCTCTCTTTGACGGTTATTACTACGGGCGGAAATATGGCTGATAACGACATAATCCCCAAGGAAGCGTTAGCCTGGCTCAAGGCCAAGAAGCTCAAGCCTGGTTTCGATTATCGCGACGTATGGAAGGAAGAACACAGCGCGGCGTTTACCGTCGCCAAGATGACACAGCTCGATTTACTGGGTGATGTCATGGCGCTGGTGACCGATGCCCTGGAGCAGGGGCAGACGTTCAGGGAGTTCCAGCAACTGCTGGAGCCGATGCTGGTCAAGCGTGGTTGGTGGGGCGAACGGGAGATGAACGACCCGCTGACCGGCGAAACCCGCGTCGTGCAGCTCGGCAGCGACAGCCGATTGCGCACCATTTACAACACCAACATGCGCACTGCCCGCAGCGCCGGACAGTGGCAGCGCATAGAACGTACCAAGCGTGCGATGCCGTACCTGATATACACACTGGGGCCGTCCAGGGAACACCGGGTGGATCACGTTAAGTGGGCCAATACCTGCCTGCCCGTTGACCACCCGTTCTGGCTCACCCATACCGGCCCTAACGGCTGGGGCTGCAAATGCGGTGTGCGCCAGGTCAGTCAATATGAATACGACCAAATGACGCAAGACGGCGTGGCCGAGACTGCGCCAGTGTTCGATGATAACGGCCTGCCTACCGGCCAGGTCATCCGCACCAAGGTTCCACTGAAGACGCAGGCTCCATCAGTCAAAAACGTGAAATGGTTAAACAAACGCACCGGCGAAGAGGAGCAGGTGCCGGAAGGTATCGACCCGGGCTGGAACTACAATCCCGGCATCAGTCGCCATGTGGCATTGGAGCGCCAACTCCAGGCAAAGCAGCAGGCTTTTGATGCTGGCCGCTGACTTCGTCTGACAACCTCCTTGTAACGTGCGTAGTGACGTTAATGTGCGCTGTGGTACGATGGCGCGTAGAAAATTTGTTAAACGCTTCTACGCGCTTTTAAACGTGTTTTAAACACGGTTCCCTCCCTCATTTAGAGGGAAAGCGGTTAATCCACCTTTCCATCCCTTCCCACGCACACTGTCTGCACGATTTCTTTGTGTGGATTTGCCCATGTCCGTTGAACTGCTGGCGCTCTGTTTCGAGTTGCCGGACACCATTGACAACAAATTGCCTGACTGGCTGCCGATGCTGCCTATCGGTCCGTTCGAAGGACGCGATGGCCGTTCGTGGATCAACAACGAACCGGAAACGGTTATTTCCAAGTCGCTGCAATTCAGCGATGTGCCGTTCGATATGGAGCACGCCACTGAACTCAAGGGGCCGAAAGGTGATGCTGCCCCCGCTTACGGCTGGATTGACGACCTGAAGATTCAGGGCGATCAGGTCTGGGCGCATGTGTCCTGGAACGCCGAGGGCGCAGACCTCATCCAGGGGAAGAAGTACCGCTACTACAGCCCCGCCTTCAATTACACCACTGATGGCCTGGTCACGAAGCTGTCCAGCGTCGGCCTGACAAACAAACCTAATTTACTCGTACCTGCCCTTAACTCGGAGAACACCGACATGAAACTGCCTGAACTGATTGCGGCAGCGTTGGGCCTGGGTGCTGATGCCACCGTTGACAACGGTGTCACTGCTATCCAGAGCCTGAAGACCGCAGAACAAGTGGCGCTTAACCGCGCGAAGGAGCCGGACCTCACCGCATTTGTGCCGAAGGAAACTCATCAGTTGGCACTGAACCGTGCGGAATCGGCGGAAACTGCGCTGAATGCGCGTATTGAGAAGGATGCTGAGGGCCTGGTAGATGCGGCTATTTCAGTAGGCAAAATCGCGCCGGCCAACCGCAACATGTATCTGGCTATCTGCCGCACCGAAGAAGGTCGTGCGCAATTTGCCGAGTTCGACAAATCAGCCCCGGCGCTCGTCAACACTGACCCTGCCAAGAAGAAAGAGCTAGAGCAGCAAGGCAAGCAAGAGCTGACGGACACCGAACTGGCGATGTGCCGCAACATGGGCCTTACCAAAGAAGAGTTTATCTCCAATAAACCCAAACAGGAGCAACAGTAATGGCCGTAGTTTCTTCAGAAGTCCTGCACGCACTCACCACCGCGTTGAGTGCGGCCTATGTCAAAGGGCTGGCTGGCGTCACGCCACAGTACCTGCGTATTGCCACCGTCGTGCCGAGCAGTACGTCATCCAACACCTACGGCTGGCTGGCTGACCTGCCGGGGATCCGCGAATGGATTGGTGACCGTCGTCTCGCTGAGTTGGAACAGCACGGCTACACCATCAGCAACAAGACCTGGGAAAACTCGATCCGCGTGAAACGCGAGAACATTGAGGATGACCAGATTGGGCAGTACAGCGTGATTGCCGCGAACTATGGCCGCCAAGCTGCCGTGTTCCCGGACACGCTCAGCTTCAAGCTGTTGTCGGAAGGCTTCAAAACGCTGTGCTTTGACGGCCAGTATTTCTTTGATACCGACCACCCGATGGCGGGCGGCACGTACAGCAACATCGTCGGGGATGGTACCGAGACCGGCGAGCCGTGGTTCCTCATCGACGAATCACAAGTGCTCAAGCCGATCATTTACCAGAACCGCCGCGAATGGGATTTCACTGCGTTGGATGATTTGAACAACGAGCACACATTCCTGAAAAACGAGTTCCTGTTCGGCATTGATGCCCGCAGCAACGTCGGTTTCGGATTCTGGCAAACCGCCGTCGCGTCACGTGCACCACTGACCACCGCTAACTATGAGAAGGCAGTCGCCGTTCTCCAGGGGATGAAACGCGACGACGGGGAGCCGCTGGGTATCACCCCGACCACGTTGGTGGTAGGTAGCAAAAACCGTGCAGCGGCGAAAAAAGTGATCGACGCGCAACTGGTCGATGGCGGTGACTCCAACATCTACTACAAAGACGTGGATATTGTGAACAGCCCGTTCATCGTCACTCCGGCGGCGGCACCAGCGCCTTAATCGACGGCACATTAACCGCCGTTTACCCCAGCCTTAGCGGGTGTTTAAACGCCCGCTACGGCTTCAAAGAGGATGGAACAGTGAGTGGGAAGCCAATCAAGAAAAAGTCGGAGCAAGTCGGTCAGGCAGCTCCAGCAAAAGTTAACGCGTCTGAAGCGCCGGTTATTGCTCAAGCTGTTACAGGACACTATCAGCCCATTATCCAGTCCAGTACGCCACCGCAACCGGCTACGGCAGCATCTGGATTGACCGAGGGCAGCATCTCTTTGACCGTGACAGACGACGCCACCAAGGCCCAACTGGAAACTGTGCAGCTTAGCCTGGAACAGCTCACCAAAAGTGACATCGTGGGGCATGTCGCCAGTGAACCTCTGGATGGCGGCGTGTTCCTTAGCTCAGCAACCGATGAGGCACTGCGTGACCAGATTCTGGGGCTAGCTGGCGACGAGAAGCCTGCTTTCGTTGAGACATTGTTGGTGCAAGCCGTTTCCCCCCATGGGTTCTGGCGTGTTGGGCGGTTCTGGCCACACGCAGGTGTGCAAGTGGTAGTCGACGCTGCGCTGAAGGTTGACATCATTGCTCCCTACATCAGCGTTGCCATTGCCAAACGCCTAAAAGAAGAACCCCATCTGCGCGTCACAGTGGTGGATGCCATCACCACCGAAGACCCGGAGGCATGATGCACTATGCCACCCGTGAAGACCTGCTGACAGCGGACGGATCCTTTGTCTGGAACGTCGCCATGAACCCGGAGACGCAACAGCTCGACGAGACCGCTATTAGCCAGGTGCTGGACGACACCGACGAAGAAATCAACTCGTTACTGTCTCGCCGGTACAAGCTGCCACTTGAGACAGCGGTTCCCCGCATTCTGAACCGGGTGGCGATCTCTATCGCCTTCTACTGGCTGGCTGACCGCGATAACCAGGCGACTGAGCTGGTTCGTAAGCGCTATGAAGATGCCATCAAAACGCTAAAGGAAATCGCGAATGGCCAACGTGATCTGGGCTTGCCGACGACCGAGCAACCAGTGGAAGGCACCGGCGGCAAGGTCATCATGGTCGGCGAGAACCCGCGCCTGATGACCCGTAACGGCCTGAAAGGCGTGCTCTGATGGGGATTCATGTTGAAGTCCTGGGCGCGGCCAAGCTCGCCGACATCAAGATGGCGATGGAACGCCTGGCGGACAACAGCCTGCGGGCGGAGCTGCTCGACAGCATCGGCGCAGTGGCGGAGTCCCAGACCCGTCGCCGCATTACCAGCGAGAAGGAATCCCCCGGCGGTGTGCCGTGGCAGGACTGGAGTTCCAGTTATGCCAAGACTCGCCACGGTAACCAGAGCCTGCTGCTGGGTAACGGTGATCTGCTCGACAGCATCACATATGTCACCGAACGCAACCAGGTGCGGGTGGGGTCGCCACTCAAGTATGCGGGCGTTCATCAGGAAGGGTTCAGCGGCAGCGTGTCGGTGGGTCCCCATCAGCGCCTCATTCGCCAGGCGTTTGGCCGGGCGTTGAAACACCCGGTATGGCAGAGCGTCGGGGCGCACAGCCGCATGATGAATATTCCCCAGCGTGAATGGCTGGGCTTATCGAACGCCAACAGCAACGAGCTGTTGCACGTGATTGGCGACTTTTGGAAGGAGGTCTTGCCGTGAGTACAGAACGCCCGAGCCTGGTCACTACCGGCAGTACAGTGAGCGCCGCTGAGCGGATTGTGGCCTGGCTGAAGCCGGAACTGCTGGGAGACAACCCCGACCAGGTGAAGATGGTGGAGCGCCATATCGGCCAGTTCAGCAGCCCGGATGACGTGAAGCGCTACCTGTCGGGCCGTGATGGTTGTGTTCGCCTGGCCGCGCTGCGTGTGCGGAATATCCGCCATCAGCCTGGCGGCATGGTCGGGCTAGTGACCTGGGCAGCATACGTGATGGCGACTGATACATGGGGCTATGGCCGCGACCTGCGGGCGGAAGTCATGGTCGCCAAGCTGGCGCGTCGGCTAACCCTCCCCAGTGCGGCCAAAACGCTGGGTGCAGAGACCAAGGCGACGGATATCACAGCCGACAACATCTACAGCGGCAACCTGGACAGCCTGGGTGTGACCATCTGGGCAGTGACCTGGAGTCAGGAATTCAAGCTCGATGAAGAGGTGGACATCACCACACTGCCGGACTTCCTCCGGCTGGGTATGACGGCCTCCGCACATGGCGGAGACGAAATTAACGGCGTGATCAACGTGCGAGAGTAGCAAGATAATGAAAATGAAACTGATAACACCCAGCCCGAAGACGTTGCAGGTCCGCAAACCTGACGGCGCGCTGCTGGCCCCTGACGGCGAATCGCTGGCGCTGACTGCCTTCTGGCTGCGACGCCAGAGCGAAGGCGATGTCACGGTCAGTGACTTCCCTGTGCCGGAAACCCATGTAGCCGACGCGCAAGCCCCGGCAGTCAAATCCACCAAGGCGGAGAAATAACATGTCGTTAGGCACCATTCCCAATGACCTGCGTGTGCCGCTGGTCGTGATTGAAATCGACAATTCCCTGGCACTGGACAGCGCACCGGCGCAGCAACACAAAATCCTGGTATTGGGTTTCCAGGGCGATACCGGCACCGCGCCGGTGCTGACGCAAAACCGCATCACCAGTGACAGCAGCGCCGAGGTGCTCTACGGTCGCGGCTCCATGCTGGCCGAGATGCTCAAGGCCCTGCGCAAGGGCAACACTTACACTGAAACCTGGGCGATGGGTCTGGCCGAACTGACTGACCAGACTGCTGCGGCGGCCACGTCAGCGCTGAAGGTCACCGGCAAGGCGACAGCAGCCGGGACGCTGGCGTTGCTGGTCTGTGTCGAGTCCGTCCAGGTCGGCGTCAAGGCGGATGACAGTGCTGCTACCGTCGCCACGGCGGTGATTGCGGCGGTGAATGCCAAAGGCACCTTGCCGGTCAAGGCGGAAGCCAAGGCCAACGAGCCGGAGACGGTGACGCTCACGGCCAAATGGCGCGGGCAGACCGGCAATGACCAGGACGTGCGCGTCAATTACTACTCAGGCGAGCAGACCCCGGCGGGCCTGAGCATTGCGACTACGCCGTTCACCGGAGGCACAGGCACCCCGGACCTGATGCCTGTGGTCGCCGCCCTGGGTGATGAGTGGTTCAACCATATCATCTGCCCGTTCAACGACGTGGCGAGCCTCAACACGCTGCGCGACGAACTGGTGAACCGCTGGGGCGCGCTCAAGATGATTGAAGCCATCGCCTACACCGGCATGCGCGGGACCCACGCGCAGACCGGCACATGGGGCAGTACGCGCAACGACTTCCTCATCACGTCGATCGGGACCAACCTCGCGCCGCAGCCGCCGTACTTGTGGGCTGCTGCCTATGGCGCCGTTGCTGCTTATCACCTGGCGATCGACCCGGCGCGCCCACTCCAGACGCTGGCACTGCCAGGTATCTTACCGCCGGACAAGGCGGTGCGCTAGGATATGCAGGAACGCAACCTGCACCTGTTTGATGGCGTAGCGACGCACAACGTCGATGCGGGCGGCAATGTTTGTATCGAGCGCGAAATAACCACATATCGCGTCAACCGATTAGGCGATACCGATGTGTCGTACTTAGACATCACGTCACCGGCGACGCTGGGCCATATCCGCTACGTCATCAAAAACCGCTTTAGTACCCGCTACACGCGCCACAAGCTGGCCGACGACGACGTGCTGGCGACGCTGGAGCCAGGCCAGCCGGTAATGACCCCGAAGCTATGCACCCAGGAGCTGTTGGACATATTCATCACAGAGCTGGAGCCAGCCGGGCTGGTCGAGGATTTTGATGACTACAAGGACACGTTGCAGGTCACACGGGACAGCGCTGATAAGAACAGGTTGAATTTCATTATCCACCCG